AACAACCCAAATACGCAGCAATTTGGTGCGTCTGATCTGCTTTCGCCTATTTCTAATAGTTTAAGCTTTGCGTCTAAAGATGGTTCGCCCGATAACTTGGTGGCTTTAATTATTGACCATCGAGAGATTTATTTGCTTGGNGANGCTTCTAGTGAAGTTTGGGTTGATGTTGGAGCTGTNCCGTTTCCNTTNCAACGGATACCAGGCACTTCTACCCAGCATGGTTGCGCGGCTAAGTTCTCACTTGCAAGGCTTGGTAACTCTTTTGCGTATGTAAGCCGCAACAGTCGTGGTCAAGGCCAAATTATGCAAATGGACGGTTACAAACCGACTCGCATATCTACTCATGCTGTAGAGCAGACGTTGGTCAACCAATACATTGATGACGCTATAGCTTGGACGTATCAATTAGAAGGCCATGAATGTTACGTGGTTACGTTTCCAACATTGCAACTTACTTGGGTTTTTGACGCTACTAGCCAAATGTGGCACAAGTGGTTATATCTGAACGATATGGGCCAGTATGAGCGTCATCGTTGCCAATGTGTTGCTGTATTTCAAGGCATGGTTTTGTGTGGCGATTATGCTAATGGCTCAATATATGAGCTAGACCCTGATAATTATACTGACAACGGTCAGAATATCCGCAGGTTGCGTCGTGCGCCTCACTTGGTTGCAGACTTGCAGCGTCAGTATTTTGACGAGTTACAGATTCAATTCCAGCCTGGCGTTGGTAGTTCTGGATTATCCACAGGTTCATCGGCAACTATTCCAGGCGGCGTTTACTTGGGCGATACCTACGCTATTGCTCCGACTCAAACTTTGACAATTCCGGTTGATGGAATTTATATTTTGGGAACAACTGGTATTAATACAAACACTACTACCAGCAACCCACAAGCAATGCTGCGCTGGTCTAATGATGGTGGCAGTACGTGGTCTAAGGAATATTGGGTAAGTATTGGTTTTATTGGCCGTTATAAGAATCGTGCTATTTGGCGGCGTTTAGGTATGGCTAGAGATAGGATATTTGAGGTTTCTATGACTGATCCGGTCAAGGCTGTAATTGTGTCAGCTAATTTAAAAGCTTCGGCTGGGGATAACTAATGGCTATTACGCAAAACAGTTCGCAGATTCAACCTTATCCGCAGACGGAATTTTTGGATTCAACGACAAATAGACCGACTCGAGCTTGGCAACAATTCTTTTTGAACTTACTAAATTTCTCAAGCGCAACGTCGGCAACTGCTGGAACTGCTAGCCTTCCAAGTGCGCCTGTTGGATTTATAAATATCACTGTAAACGGAAAAGCATTTAAGGTTCCGTATTACAATCCTTGAAATTATTGGGGAAATAAATGGCAACTCAAGCACAACTTGAACAAGACTTAATTAATGCCGTTGCTACGGTGCGAGTTAAGAATGATCGTGCGCCTATGGATTTTAAATTTTCCAATGGGAAAACGTACACCGTTTATTCTGATGGTAGCGGTAATGCTGAAGATGCTGGCATAAATTTTAGAGATTTAACTGACAAATTTAATGCTGCTGAATCTACAATGCGTAATGCTGCAAAACCTGCTGCTACTCCAATCGCACAAGTTGCGCCGCAAGCTTCAACTCCTGCGCCTAATAATCCGCCGCCAGTTCAACCGACTACGCCTGTTGCGCAAGTAGCTCCGCAAGCGGCTGCGGTTCCATTTGCTTTGCAAGGCGGTAATGCTGCGTTTTTTCCAAACCTTGACCCAAAAACAGGCTTGCCGATTATTAAACAATCGGTTATTGATGCTGAATTAAACAGAACAAAACAAAACGTTTTAACGGCTAACAATTCCAATATTCGCGATGCTATTTATGGTTCGGGTTGGAATGCTAAATCTGATGCTGTAAACGTTTTGCATGGCGCTGCTGTTTATGGACTTAATAAAGCCACTTCTGGAATGGGTGGGTCAGCATGGCAAAGCCCAGCCGGTAAAGCTTTAACCGATGCTGATTTTGTAAATGCTGCTAAAGAAGCGGGGATTGATCCAAATCAGTACATGACTAGTTCTACCAATATGGGTATGACTACAACAAGTGTTAATCGCGATGCTTTATATAACGCAATTAACGACAAAGCTAAAAACCTTTATTCAATAACTAATGTTATTAATTCAACTGGGCCAAGAGGTGCTTCTGAGCCACACGCAACCATTTTGTTTACGTCTGATGGTAATGGCAACCTTGTTGCTGCGGCTAATCCAACAACAGGGCAACCAGCAATTCAATACGAAAGTGCAACTAGATATGCAAACGATCCTGGCTTTTTAAGTGATTGGGGGCCTTTGCTTGGTATGGCTGGCCTTGCGTTTGGTATTCCTGCGCTTTCAGAATTTATGGGGCCTGGCGTTATTGGTGCTGGCCTTGAAGGTGGTGCTGCAACAGGCGCTTTAGGTGCTGCTGCTGGAGATATTGCTTCGCAAGCTGCAATGGGCGGGGGTTTAACTGCTGGTTATACAGGTACGGCGTTAAATGCGGCGGGAACTGCTGCTGGTCTTGGTGGTGCTGGATATGCTGGCTTAGATACTCTTGCTGGTATTGGTGCGGCTAATGCAGCAGGCTTGCCTTTAAATCAAGTTCAAGCATACAACCCAAGCTCTGTAGTTGGTTCAGCAAATACAAGCGGTACAACTGGCGATGTTATTGGTAGCGGCGCTGGTGCTATGGGAACTGGTGCGCTTGCCGGTGCTGGTGGAACCGCAGCAGGAAATGCATTAACGCAAGCGTTATCAAATAATGGTTTACTTAGCGCATTAGGTGCTGGAGCTGGTGCGCTTTCGTCTTATCTTGGTGGTCAAGCGCAAGCTGATGCGGCTAAACAAGCAGCGGCAAATCAGATGTCGATGTTTAACACCATCAATAACCAATTAGCTCCACAGCGTGGTGCTGGTTATCAATCGTTAAACCAGATTAGATCAATGCTGCCAGGTCAGTATATGGCTTATAGCGAAAATGGAACTCCTGCCGGTGTACAAACAGGTACAGATTATTTAACGCGCCAATTTAGTCCACAAGATTTATACGCTGGTTTAGCTCCAAATTACAATTTTATGCTTGAGCAAGGTCAGAATTTAAACCAAAGACAAGCAAATGTAGGCGGTGGTGCTTTAAGCGGAAACACATTACAAGGTCTTGAGAATTACACTCAAAATTACGCACAAAACGCTTATCAAAGTGCTTTTAACAATTTTAATACTCAGCGCACAGGCATTTACAATACCTTGGCGGGTATAGCAGGTTTGGGTCAGCAAGCAGTTAATACAGGCGCACAAGCAGGTCAAAACGCTACAACAGCGGCTGGTCAGTTGGGCGTTGGTGCTGCTGCTGCTAATGCTGCTGGTTTAACAGGTGCTGCAAATGCTGCGCAAGGCGGTTTGCAAAACTATCAACAAAATCAAATTCTTCAGGCTATTTTGGGACAAAACCAAAACGTAGCGCAGACTGCAACGCCACCATACGCACCATAAGGATTAAATCATGCCTGATTACGGTTTTAACTACAATTTAGGCCCACAAGCCAAGCAAACTAATCTTGCTGATATGCTTAACTTTGCTAATTCTGCACAACAGTTTCAGCAAGCGCAGCAAATTAATCCTTTGCTGCTTCGTCAGCAACAATTAGCTACGCAAAAGGCTGAAGCGCTTACGCCTGAAGAAATACAAACCGGCGTTGTTACAGCACAGGAAGAACGCAAACGCCAACCTATAGCTACTAAAGAAAAAGATTTTGAGTACAAAAAGAAGCAGGGCGCATTAGCAACGCAAATATTGACCGGCGCTTTGCGTGATCCTTCTATTGCGGCGGCTGCACAAAACCCTGAAGGTGCAAGGCAAGTTCTTCAAACATTAAATGAATTAATGATTAATCAGGGTGTTGACCCTGAGGCGGCTAAAGCCCACATTGATCCGTTAATGAATGTATTGAATACGCATCCTGAGAAGTTAGCTGGTGTTTTAAATTACATCAACACAGCGGCAACTACTAGCGAAGCACAGGCAGGACGTAGAACGCCACAGCTTACTACTACGGCTGGCGGCGCTCCTGCTACTTATACGGCTGAAAGTGGCATGATTGGTGCGCCTACTATTCAAGGCCAACAACCACAAGGTCAACAGCAACAAGTTGGCGAACCTGCTATGCAAGCCCCGCAGCAACAATTGCCTAAAATTGGTGGCGTTTCTTTAGCTTATCCAATACGCAAAGCTGGCGATCTTCGTCCATTAGACCCTAGCGAAACAGCGGATAAAGATTCTCAAATTGCAGATAGGCAAAGTCTTGCAAAAAGACAAAAAGCATTAACTGCTGCTGAAGATACGTCAGAAAAAATATTTAAAACATTAGACAAAATGGAAGCAGAAACAATTTTTAAAGGCGGTAGTGTTGCTGCTAGAGCTGAAAGGTTAGTAAATAAATTTATAAATAACGAAGAAAATCAACGTCTTGCCAAGCTGCTTGCTAATGAAACAATAGCAAACGCTAAAACATTAGGTGTTGCTGATTCTTCAGGAAATGTTTCTGTTGCTGGTCTTAATATGCAAGCTGTTGCTTCCGGCAATACTGAAAATGTAACTCCTGATGTTTTGCGTGAGGTTGCTAGATTTAACCAAGCAAACCGCATGAACATTGATTTGCAAGCAAAAGCAAAAGAAGCTTTTTCTAAACAATATGGCGATGCAAACGGCAGAACTTTTGACCAAGTTTGGCGCAACAATAGCAACAATACTTTGTTTGAAGCTTTGGCTATTGATAAATCAAAAATGTCATACAAAGAAAAACAAGCAGCTTACAAGAAGCTTTTTGAAGGTTTGTCGCCTGAAGATTTGGCAGATTTTAAAAACAAAAAAGCTAATATTGATGCAATGGTAAACGGTAACTTTGCCGGAGTTAAATAATGGGTGCGCTTGATGATTTCTTAGTTGGGAAAGAAGGCGTTCAACCTAAAGATATGGGCTGGAAAGGTGAACCAAAAGTTCAACCAAAAACAGACCAACGTTTATCTATATTGCAAAAAGAATTAGCCGATGAGCAAGCAAAATTGCAATCTGGCGATACACGCGCACAAGCAAACATTGATGCTATCAATAGAGAAATTAAATTTATTGGTGGTGGCAAAACTACTGCGGCACAACCTCAACAAACAAGCAGCGCATTAGATGACTTTTTAAACCAATCGCAAGAACTTGGGCCAAGCATAAGCGTTGATATTGCTGGCGGCGTTCAGGAAGAACCGCAACAGCCAACACAACCAACGCAACCAACAACCGCTGACAAGCTTATAGGTCTTGGTGAACTTGGGTTAACGGCTGCATCTGGTCTTGTCGCTCCTATTGTTGGTGGTGCTGCCGGTATAGCTGAAAACGTTTTAGGCGGAACTTTAGGCACTCAAGAAGGCCTTAAAAAAGCCGAGGAAACCGCCGGTAAAGTATCTGAGGCTTTGACGTATGAACCACGCACAGAGGCTGGCAAAGCGGTTACAGGGCGCACTATGAGCGCAGTACAGAAAGCTTTTGAGGCTTCTAAGCTGCCGCCTGTTATGCCTGAAGCTTTGCCTATTGCTGGCGCAAGAAAGCCAATTATTGAAAAAGCTCCTGTTGCTAAACCTTTGGCTGTTGCTGAACGTATTGAGCCTACTACAGGCAAGCCAAGACTTACAGCGGAACAATATCGCCAAAAGCTACAACAAGAGTTTTACGGCAAATTAAATCAACAATTAACTGGTGAAAATCAGGCGCAAATGCCTGGCGTTGGTGCGGCTAAAACTAATGCAGAAGCTGCATATCAAGCTGAGCTTGCTAATGCGCATCCTGATGTTCGAGAAAGATTTGCAAATATTCCAGCAAATCAACAAAATTTAAAAGCATTGCAAACGCATAATAAGTTTGCAAAGTTTGGCATGACTCCAACTGAAGGCGAAGCTTTGCAAGATACGGCTTTGATGTCGCAAGAATATAATGAGCGAGCAAAAGATCCTGCAATGATGGGTCGTTTAGAAGAACGCGATCCTAAATTAATTCAAGGTTTTGAAAAAATAAAAGATATTGTTGCTCCTGATGTTTATGAATCTGACATTACAAAATTACATAATTCAGCATTAGAAAAATTAAAAGCTAATGATGAAATTCGTAATACAGCAATTAGTGAAGCATACAAAGAATTAACCGATGCAAATGGTGGTCAATTTCCATTAGACGGACAAGCTTTTGCTAATAAAGCAATAGATCAACTTCATCACGAATTAATATTTGAAGCAACTCCTTCTGTGCTTAAAAAAGCATTAGAAAAATTTGCTAGTGGTGATCCAATGACGTTTGAAAATTTTGAACGTTTAAGAACTATAACAGCAACAGAAATGCGAAAAGGAGGCACAGAAGCGCATACTGCTGCTGTTATTCGTGATGCTTTAGAAAATATGCCTTTATCAGAAGAAGCTAAAGTTTTAAAACCTTTAGCAGATAAAGCAAGGCAATTAGTTAAAGAACGTAAAAAATTAATTGAAAATAATCCAGCATATAAAGCTGCAATTAGCGACACAAGAACTGCTGATGAAATTGCAAGTGGCGTTTCTCATCCTGCGGCAAAAATTTTTGAAAAATACTACAACGCAAAAACTCCTGAACCAAATATACAAAGATTAAAACAAGAACTTGGAGAAAATTCACCTGAATTTCAGGGTTTAAATTCTGCTGTTATTGAAAATATTAAACGTCAATCGGGAATAGTTAACAATAAAGGTTCGGTTAGTCAGGCAGCATTAAATAAACAAATTCATACTATTTATGGGCCAACTCTTGATTTAATGTTTGGAAAAGAAGGCGCTCAAGAGTTTAAAGATTTGGGCGATGTTGCCAGAATGTCTGAGCATGTAAAAGGCAAACATTATGTTAATGTTTCAAATACAGAAGTATTAGCAGAACAAAACAGATTAAAAGAAGCTGGTAAAGCTGTTGCTGGTACTGCTGCTGAAATGGCTGTTGCTGCTGCTACTAAGGGAGCATATCCAATTCTTAAAAAATCTTTTGAATATGTAAAAAAACAAAAAGCAGAAAAAGAAGCAATAGAAGCAGAAAAAGCGGCGGCAAAGGCATTAGAACAAAGAAGGGCTGAACGTCTTTCTGGAACGGCTGGCACAACAAAAATTTCAGACATAGGAAAGAAGAAATAATATGGCAGTCAATCTTTCACCAATTGGTAACGGCTTTCAGTTCTTTACAACTTTAGGTGAACCGCTATCCGGTGGTTTTATTTATACTTATCAGGCTGGAACGACTACTCCGTTGTCAACTTATACGACTTCGGCAGGTACGATTGCTAACACTAATCCGATAGTGTTAGGAACGGATGGTAGGCCACCGCAAGAGATTTGGCTAAATTCTGGCTCTAACTATAAGTTAGTGTTAACAGACAGCGCAAACGCCGTTATAGCGACTTACGACAATATCTACGGCATATTGGGCAGTTCTTCTTCAACCACCGCTGTACCGACAGGTTGTATTTTAATGTGGAGCGGTTCAATAGGATCAATTCCAAGTGGCTATGTTATTTGCGATGGTACGAATGGAACGCCTGATCTTCGTGATCGTTTTATTGTCGGTGCTGGCACTAGCTATTCGGTCGGCAACAATGGCGGTTTTGCATCATCCGGCGTGGTTACTTCAGTTGGAACGAATAATCCACTTTATTACGCTTTAGCGTTTATCCAGAAAACTTAAGGTACGGTAAATGTTAGACGATACAAACACACGCTTGGCGGTGCATGAGGCTGTTTGCGCTGAACGTTATGGCAACATCAAAGATAGCCTAGAAAAAGGTTCTAATCGCATGCAGAAGATAGAAATCTTAATGTATGTAATTATGGCTTTAGTTCTTTTAGGCCCTGGCGTTGCTGCTGAATTAATTAAAAAATTGATAGGAATGTGAAATTGATCCGCTCACTATTCTTGCGGCTGCAAAACTGGCTGCTGCTGCTATCAAGCAAGGCTGTGAGTTATACCAAACAGCTAAGGCCGATGGCATGGAACTGGTCGATGCTTACGGCAAAGCTAAAGACGTTGTGGCTGACATTAGTGGGCATTTGGGAACATTTTTTAAAGCGCATGAACAGCTTGAAAAGCATGTTCACGAAGAAGAACTAAAGACTAAGAAAGCACGTGATCCTGAGCTGTCGGTAAATCAGGAAGCTTTCAATAGGGTAATGGCAGTAAAAGAAATGAATAGGCTGGAAACAGAATTACGTGAAACGCTTGTATATTCAGCACCAAAAGAATTGGGCGCAATCTGGACAGAATTTGAAGCAATGCGGGATAGGGTTAAACAAGAACGTGCAGAAGTTCAGCGTCAGGAGTTACTAAAACGACAGGTAGCACAATGGCGACGGGCAAGTATAAAAAGAAAAATCGCGGAGCAGATGACATCAATTCTCGCGGTGTTGTTCATAATATTGTGGTTCCTATGGATAATGATACTAATAAGGACGAGCCACACATACCGTGGAGTTTACTCGTCACCGTTTTGGTACTGTGTATTGTGCTAGTTATAGTGTTGCCGGTCATGGGGATTGCATACATGGATATGAATAACGCTACTAGCAGAGCAATGGAAGAAACCAAGAAAATGCGTGAACTTCGCGCTAAGATACTTTTAGAAATGCAGGGGGAATAATGCTTACAATCTTCAGCACGTTGGTTTCGTTCCTAATGGGCGGCTTGCCTAAGATATTTGATTTCCTGCAAGATAGGTCGGACAAGAAACACGAAATACAGCTTGCCCAAATGCAGACAGATCGTGAATTACAAATGGCTGCGGCAGGTTATGTTGCACAGCAAAAAATAGAAGATATAAAGTTAGACGAAATACGGACGCAAACAGCGTCAGAAGATAGGCAGACTTTGGTCGGTGCGCAACAAGCTGAGATGGCCGCTATTTACGCGCACGACACAAGCCTAAACGAAGGCACTAGCCAATGGATGAAAGACCTTAGGGCATCGGTTCGCCCTGTCATTACTTATGGATTCTTTTTCCTGCTTGTGGCTATAGACGCTACATTAGCTTACAAAGGTATTCAAAGCGGCGTTGAGTTTAATGCGTTGGCTGACCAGCTTTGGGATGATGAAACACAGGCTTTGTTTGCCAGCATAATTGCTTTCCATTTTGGCGGTCGGGCGTTTGGCAAATGATTAGCCAGAAAGCGTTAAAACTTATAGCGCATCATGAAGGTACAAAGCTAAAGCCTTACCGTTGTCCTGCGCATTTGTGGACTATAGGAACCGGCCATGTAATGTATCCAGAACAAGGCGCAATGAAGATAGATGACAGAATGCAGTTTGCATTAAAACCAGCGGATAATCGGATATTTACGAGGGAAGAAGTTGATGCAATTTTGGCTAAGGATTTGGAACGGTTTGAGCGCGGAGTTATTAAATATTGCCCTACTGCTGCTAATCGTCAAAATTGGTTGGATGCTCTTGTCAGTTTCAGCTTTAACGTCGGGCTTGGAACTTTACAGCGCAGCACACTCAGACAAAAGCATAATCGAGGTGATTACGAAGGTGCAGCAAATGAGTTTTTGAAGTATTGCAAGGCCGGTGGTAAAGTTTTAAAAGGTTTAGAAAACCGTCGCAAAGATGAACGCGCTATTTACTTAGGGGCATAACATGGCAACAAATTTCAAGATTACTAAAGGCAAATCCAAAAAAGACAACGATACTCATTATGTTGTCAAAAAGGATTTTCAAAAAGAAATAGAAAGAGTTCACGCTATTGAAAAAGAACTAAAGCATCACGAAAAATTGCCTATGGATTCAGCGCATCCGATACCTGCTTTGCGTCACAAGTAGGTTTCTTTTTGCTTAAATAGGGGCTAACGCTGCGGCGGTTCATACAATCTTCGCAACGCCAACCCCTACACAAGCCTGGTTGTTTATAACCGCCAGCTTCTGGCTTTTTACGCTGGCAAGTAGTGCAAAACCGTTTAATCATCTAAAAGCACCATTGCCATAATTGCTGCGGCCACTAAAAAGCAGCAACCAATACCCATCAATAAACCGCTGACAAACAAAATGTTAGCAAACGTTTCCATTATTGTTTGCCTATGGATTCAATTCCGGCAACCGTCATGTGCCTAAACTTTGCCCATTTCTTTTGGTATTCTGGGTTTTCTGTCGGTGGTATCCAACCATAAACTTTGCGCCAACGAATAGTTACGTCTGTTGTAGCTGGCGTATAAATATAGCTATCGTGGAAATTCATTCCGTTATTAGATTGTTTCATACAGTTCCTTTCGAAACCAACTTATAAAGTTTATAACGTCGGTCAGCAGACCATTTGTCTAAGATAACATAGCCGCTTCTACGCAGTTCTCCGACCCTGGTGGCTAGTTTCATAGTACCGGCTTCGTTTAGCGCGTCTAAGGGGCTTTTCCAGCCTTTCTTGAGGCAGTCTAAGATGGCTTGTCGTTGGCTCACAATAGATACTCCACAATAGATTCAGCAAAGATGGCAAGGGCTATAACAAAAGCTATGGTTAAGCGTGGGTAGTTAGTAGTCATTTCCAATCTCCTAACATGTGGCGATCTTTGGCATCTAAGGCGAGGCATTCATAATCTTCGGACAGCTTTACGTATTTTTTTTCTAATATTTCGTAAGCTCGCAATAATTCGGCGTAGTCGCTTTTCATGCTGTTGAACTGGCGTTTCATGATGGCAACGTGGGCAAGGCCAGTACCAAAATTCTCAATCTCTATGCCAAGTTCGCGGCCTAATAATCTGGCATCGTCGGCTTTAATGTTTGCAATTAATTCGTGAATGTCTTTAGGTTCCATGATTTCTCCTTAGTAAAGTCAGGTGCTGCTGTAATTGATATTAAGCTAGGTTAATGTTACCTGTCAACAACTTTATTGATAAGTTAAAACAGGGCTATTGATAAGTTAAAAAAGGAAGGCCAGCCGCACGCTTGTTAAAACCAGCCTTCCAAGGGGATCAAATGCCGTTTTTAATACGATAAAAGGCCAATAAATGCGTAAACATTAGCCATGCCTTTTCCATGTCAGCAGGGTCGTGCTTGATGATCTTGACGTTGCCTTTTAAATCAACATAGACGTTTGCACAAAGCGCGTCAGGTATGCCAAGGCCAACCCGATAAGCTGCTAATTGCATCAATTGTTCGTCATAGGCATCGGTTTTATCATCTACAACTTCTTTGGTTTTGAAGTCGATGACAATATCTTCGCAATGCAAATCAACTTTGCCGCCAAAGCCATCATAAGCAAAAGACTTTTCAGTAATCCAGTTCTGGCTACCAAATTCTTTAACCACAGCAAAATAGGTTTTCTTGGCAAAGTCGGGATATTCACGCTGACGTTTATTGAAATAATCCTCAATCACGTTGTGCATGTCTGTGCCGCGATCAGCAGCTTCAGCAGACGTTTCCTTGCTGGTTTGCATAATCCGGCTAAACCAATCGGATTCGTTCTCGCCTTCCAAACGTGGCACGCTTATGGCTGCTTTTAAGACCTGTTGTTGCTTCCACAGATCAAGACCTGGTGCTGCTGCCACCCGCATAATTGTGGTTACAGAAGGCACTAAATTAAGCTTGCGTGCATCACGCAGGGTTGTATCGCGTTCTTTGCCGTTAGCCCCAATGATTGTGTACATGGGGTTTCCATCTTTATCGTACCAATGACCAGCCATTATTCAACCCTCGCTTTCATCATTACGTCAGCTTGTTTGTAAGCTGCAATTGCTACTGCGTTTCGGCGATCATCACTATTATCAATAGTTTCATCTATAGCAAAACAATTGATTAATTCTTTCATCGCTTCACCGGCAAAGTAATCACGCAAATCCATGCCTTCGCTTCTATTGTTTGGGAATGCTTTCATGATTTATCCTTTGCTGGGCGACCCCGCTTAGTTTCTGCTTTCATCATTGCGCCAACTTCGTCAATAGTAATAGCAGGGGCAAATTTCTTGAGTTCTTCTTCCGTCACAACAGGCAACGGAATAGACATTTGTTTAAACTCGCCGCACCAATCACCGCCAGCTTTCGTTTGCGGTAATGGGTAGCGTTTGCAAGCACCAAAGTGACCATCGTTTTGCCAGTATCTACATTCTTTACAATTCATAGTGGTTCCTTAAAAAGGGATACTTTGGTCAAAATCATCATCTGATTCAACAGGAGCAGGTTGTTTTGGTTTTTTGCCTTCTTGTATTGATCTATATTCAAACGACTTCAAAACCATTTCTTTACGGCCTTGAGATAGTTTTTCGAACTTTTCTTGGTCAAAGTTCAACACTTCAAACATAAACACTTCATTCACGCCTTCAGGCAATCCAGCTTTTAAATAAACTGCCGGTACTGGCAACAATGAATCAATAGCGGTTTTGCCGTTATTACCAATAACAACGTTGACCATCGCAAATTGACCAAGCAACTTTTTAAAATTGAACGCTTCTTTGTTCTTGGCAAGTTCATCAAAATTAATTTTTAACCAGCTAGTCAAATGCGCACGTAATTTTGATTTTTCGTGCATCGTCAAGTTGTAGTATTTATTGACTATGTACGGCTTGCCATTGGTTGCAACTAAGGGTTTTCCTGAATCATCTTCGCCATGCAATTCAAATTGAAAGATGATCTTGTTTTCCATCTTGATTTCGCCCTGCCATTCGGATTGGCTAGTGCCAACGTGCAGGATTTGATACAAGCGTCCAAGATGTAAACCGGCTGGTGCTGCTTCAAATTCTTTTTGGCCTGGTGCTTTAGCTTCGGGGATATTAATTAGCATTTTGTTTACCTTTAGTTGTGTAAGTAGATTTGCCGCAAGCCCAACGGATTAAGCTAATTTCGTCAGGTTCAAGCATGTTTTCAATTTTCCAAAGAACTTCGTCAAGTTGTTCTTCGATTTCGTCCATAAGTAGCTTTTGATCGTCCATAAAATTAAGTCTCCAAGATAAGTCGCGAATTCACGACAGGAAACAGGTTAAGCTAAGTTAATTGACCAGTCAAGGTTTATTTGTTAATCTACGTTAATGAATGATTCCCAAATAATTGATATGTTAGGTGGCCCTACAGCAATAGCTAAACGGCTAAACATTAGTCCGCCAGCGGTATGCGTGTGGCGTAAAAACGGCATTCCAGAAGATAAACGTGTTTACTTGGCTGCTATGATTGAGGAACAAAGCAAAGGTTTAGTTACAAGAAAAGCTATGTTTCCAGCTATGTATTCGTGGATTTGGCCTGAAATTTCACTAAAAGGCACTAAATGACGCAAATAGTGCTAGTGTACTGGTACTAATTTCTCGCGCCGCTAATCTCCTCCGGCGGCTTTAGCCTCAAATTAAACCTTGAGGCTTTTTTTTTTCTGTCCTATACTGTTGGTGTCAATGTAAAGGGCAGCGACAATTACGAACCTTTAAAGGTTGGTTCTTACCCCAAATTGGGAACGTGCCCTTTACACGGAGAGCCAGTCTTTAAGGGTTTTTTTACGGCCTCCGCAACCATAAAGGAATGGGAACGTGGAAGAGCCAACAAATCGCCAAGCTGTGCAGCAATTGCACAAAGCAATATCTCCGCAATATGCCGTTTTTGCGCGGACACCATCTGGTTCACAAGCCAAATTTAAATACCTTCACGATTCACTTGATTCGGCCATAGAACATTGCCGTCAATATGCTGCGGACAGAGCAGCGAATGGTTATTTTGATTACACATTTTACGCGGTCGAAATTAAGCACCGTGTAGGTATTGAGCATGGCAAGATCGTAGACGAGCCCACAAAGTAAGTTACCTATCCCAGAAGGTAACTGGGCGCACCTACCGCGATAGCAGCGAGCCTACATGGGCTGCCGTAGAGAAAACATTGGCTGTTCTGCACC